ATTTGTCTTGGGCTGATGGCACTAGCACTGTTGCTCAACAAAGAGCCGGGCGTATTGCTTATAGCCATGCTGACGACTCAATGCGGTTTGACACTGCTGCCACCGAGCGGATGCGAATCGACAGCTCGGGCAGGTTGTTGGTTGGGGCTTCTAGTCTCTCTACAGATCTTGCAACCATTGCTGTTTTCCAAGGGTATAAGGGGTCTCCAACATCCGAAGGCATTATCTACATTTCTAGAGGCTCTGCTCCTGGCACCAATGATGACATTGGCTCCATACGATTCTCGGCTAACAATCATACGCTTGCCGCAATGGTGGCGTGCAAACGAGACGGCGGAACTTGGACAGCAGGTTCTTCTCAGCCAACGCAATTAACGTTCTCCACCACCGCCGATGGCGACAGCAGCCCGACGGAAAGGATGCGGATTCAATCAACAGGGATTCCGCAATTTAGTTCGACTGGCAGTTTTTACGCTGACACCACGGCTCCATCGTTTGTGGTCAATACAAATGGCGGCCATTCTTTAACAATCAATAATACAAATTCAACGGATCCTCGGGGAATTTTTATTTATCAAAACACAGACAAAAACGACAGCACTTCATATTTTCTTCGCGCTAACGGAGGAGGAACCAATAGAGCTTACATTTACTCAAATGGAGGTATTGCTAATTATCAAAGCAATGACAGTAATCTTTGCGATGAGCGCGAAAAGAAAAACATTGAAACGCTTGATAGTACCTGGAATTGTCTAAAAAATTGGGAGCTTAAAAAGTTTCACTACAACGAAGACGCTGACACCGACGACAAACGCTATGGCGTAATTGCTCAGCAAGTTGCTCCGCATTGCCCAGAGGTCATAAGTGATTGGGTCAAGCAAGAGGCTTCAGATGCTGTTCTTGACGATGATGGCAACGTCGTCACTCCTGCTAAAGAAGAAATCGTTCGCATGGGCGTCAAGGAGCAACAGATGATGTGGATGGCAATCAAGGCATTGCAAGAAGCGCAAGAACGCATCGAAACCCTTGAACAACGTCTAAGCGACGCAGGTCTCTGATCGGTTATCGCCCCGCTAGTCGGGGCTTTTCACCTTATTTATTTATTCAAACACAATGACTACTTTTACTTGGAACATTGCTCAACTGGAGCGCCACACTGCAGACGGAATTGTTTTTACGGCTCATTATACGGTGAGCGCCGCTGACGATACTTATTCCAGCAGTGCCTATGGATCTATCGGTCTGGAAGCACCTGCTGAAGGTGACACCGTTATCCCGTTTGCTGATTTGACTCTTGAAACCGTTATTGGTTGGGTCAAAGAAAAGCTTGGTGGTGATGAAAAAGTTGCTGAAATTGAAGCAGCACTGCAAGCACAAATTGATGAGCAACGTGCACCTACTAAAGCATCTGGTGTACCCTGGTCCTGAATTAACCTTATTGGAGAACTACAATGATCACCCTCATTCGTCCTATTCTTTTTTCTTTTCTGCAGTCTGACAAAGTTAAACTGCTGATTGTTGAAATGCTTGAAAAACTGGCTGAGTCTACCGACAACGATGTTGATGACAAAGCAGTTGAGTTTATTCGTAACGGTCTTTTCCCGAATAAGTGATGGACTTAGGTGAGCCGCCGGTATTCCCGGCAATGCGGCTCCCTGAGCCACCAAATTTACCACGTCCAGTGTTGGAGGTACCACGAGCTGATATACCATCATATGTACCACTTGTTGTACCTCCTTCAGACTTAAGACCACCTCCGGGTATTAAACCCGAGGCAAAGGATGAAGAACCGAAACAAACTCCGCCTACACCACCTCTACCACCAATACCTCAACCTCCTGAGGTAAACACAGTTGAAATCCCAGGTACTGATCTTGAGGTACCTGTACCTAGTGGAGAGATCTTGGTTACAGCGGCTACGACTGCGTTCGTATCAGTTGCTGCCACCCTAACCGCTACTTCACTGTTTAAACATTGTGTGTCTTTATTTAAACCGATCTTTAAACAGGCATGGAACAAAATGACAAAAAAGACGGAATCATCAAATTCCTTGTCCTTGTCTGGTCCGCCGGACTCCTCACAGCATCATACGCAGGATGGATGAGTAAAATGGATCCGACTTATGTAGCTTCGATTCTTAGTGGAACTTTAGCTACTTTTTCAATCACTCGTGAAAAAAACAAATGAAGAAAGCACTTCTGTTGTTGCTATTGGCAGCTCCTGTTTCGGCTCAATCCGTTACTCCTAATTTTACACAAGGTAGTATGCAAAGTACTACAACCACCACAATTGATATTGACCGTACCATTGCAACTGAAGTGTACGGCGGGACTTACAAATCATGGTCTGGAACCAACGTAACACCCAGTGGTTCAATCGAAGATTCTTCGACAACCTTTTCAGTAACAACCGCTGGAGATCCTTTTCAACTAGAGATTGTAGAACGAGCAGCCGGTGTAGTCGAGACAATCGACGTAACCGAAACCATTCAACAAACTTCTACCACTACCTCCTTATCAGTCTTCTCGCAGTGAGCCCTGCTTACGCAGAAGAAGATCCTAAGGTACAGAATACATCATCTCCTGTAGCTGCTGCTACTGGTAATGTAACTAATCAAGCTATTCAATTTCAAAATACTGGAGCACCATCACGGCAATTCTTTGCTGCAAATAACTCTTGTAATGGAACTACCATGACGGTATCTCCTTTTTACACGGGTGGTGATGTACATAACGACACCTATAGTCGTACCAGTAATTTTGGTTTAAGTGTTAACTTTTCTGTACCGTTAGATGGTAGTATGGTTGAAACTTGTAAACAGATTGCACGTAGACATGAGCAGAAACTGCGCCTGGACTACGAGCTAGTGCGTGCACTGAAGTGTACAGAAATAATGAAATCTGGTTTTACATTTCGACCCGGCAGCCGAGTAGAAGTGTTATGCCACGATGTTGTACCTATCGTCTCACTAACAAATGATTGAAGCTGGTGTATCCGCAGTCGTGGCATTTATTGCTGCTGGCGCTGCCTTAACAAATAGAATACACAACAGAATAAACGAACTGGATCGTCGTGTTGACGCCTTTGAACTCCGTGTTGCAACAAACTATGTTCCTCAAGAACAGTTTGGTGAAGCAATGAGTAAAATGGAATCACACATGATCCGTATTGAAAACAAACTAGACCAAATGCTACTTAAAAACAGTTAATTATGGCTTATCAACTTGTAGATACGTATAGTGGTAAAGTGCTTAGCACCTACCCTAAGAAAGCTGAAGCTGAAAAAGCTTTGGGTCGTTTGTATAACGAGCCTGGTGAGCAACGTTATGAGATCAAATCACCCAAAAAAGCTAAGGTGACTAAAGATGTCCAAAAAGAAAGCGACTGAAGATCAATTCAATGAACTCCACCTCCTCGTCACGAAAGAATTTTTGGCTAGGATTAAGTCTGGCGAAGCTTCTACTGCGGATCTAAAAGCCGCATGTGATTGGCTAAAGACTAATGACATCAGTGGTGTCGCCTTTGAAGGTAGCCCACTTGATAAACTTGCAGCAGTAATGCCTACTGTTGATCCTGAACTTGTCCAGCGGAGACTCCATGGCCCGAAAGTCTAAATTCAGCGGCGCTAAATACGCCAACGGCAACTACAAATCGTATCAGAAAAAGTACGACAGTTCTGAACTACAGATCAAAAAACGTACTCAACTAAATAAGGAGAATCGTAAACGTGGAACTTACGGTAATGGCGACGGCAAAGATGTATCCCACAAAAAGAATGGTAAAACATTCCTTGAAAAAGCATCAAAAAACCGAGCACGTAAAGGACGCGCATGACTCCCCTACTTCCTACCCCTGACGACTACCTCTACAACTTAATCGTTATGACCTCTCCAGAAGCTAAGCGCCTGTGGAGGCGCAGCATTAAGGAACATTTCGACCATACTTGCATCTATTGCGGAAAGACTTATGACTTATCTCAGTTATCTATCGATCATGTCCATCCTCGCTCTCGTGGCGGTCAGGACATCGCAACGAATGTCGTCTGTGCTTGTACCAGTTGTAATCAGGACAAAGGAAGTACACCCGTGCTCTCTTGGATGAGAGACAAATTTGGAGTTAATAGACTCCGTGAAAAACTTATTATGGAGTATATTACTTAATGTTAAGACCTGCTTTAAATTTTGTAGGTGGCGCTATACGGACTGTTACTGAAGCATATGAAGATGTTGTAGAAACTGTCCGTAGCGTTACACCTAAACCTATTATTGAAGCAACAGATTATACAGCAGAGTTAATTGACAAAGCTATTGAAGCTTCACCTATAGGAAGAGCAGAAGCTGGTGCCGAATTAGTGGGTCAGCAAGTTGGCGAAGCTACAAAAAGCCCTGAATTAGGATTTGCAACTGGTTTAGTGCTAGGTGCTGTTATTCCTGGTCCTGGAGAAGGTGTTGCTTTTTCTAAAGGTATGGCTACGTTGCGTCAAAAGCAACTTATTAAACGTAGTCAAGAAGTTGAAAAACTTTCAAGTAAAGTACAAGAATACAGAGCTATCGGTAAAACATCACGCATAGGTAAAACTGAAGCTAAATTATCTAGTGCACAGTCTAACATTTTACCAGCTACGCCAGAAAATCCTAAAGCGTATCCTCCTAATCTTACTGCAGCAAAAGAGATGGTACAAGCTGAAAAAATAAAACGGCAAACTACCGAATCTTTACATTTACATCATAAATTACCTAAAGGTATGAGTGCTGCTTTCTTTGATAGAATGGATTATTTTATTGGACGTGGAGAAGCTTCGACCGATGACCTATTAGAAATGGCAGATGAGGCTACTAAAATCGGTCTTACTACTGGTGACCTTCGTTCTAACATCCTTCCTATTGCTGACAAACCACACACTACGTTGCATACAGAAATGCGTGCTATGGGTAGTGGAATGTTTGGAAAAATGGAGCTTGGTAAAAAAGAGTTGATGGGTGCTATGCGTGAAGCAAAAGACCCTACAACACTTAAAGCTCTTTGGAAAGCTTGGGTCAACGATGACGCTAAGTATTTAGTCGAAACTGCTGAAGTGTGGGAACCTCTTGACACCCTTCTTAAAGAGATACGTAGTAAATGAACACACTAGACCTCCTTAAAGGCGATTTCAAGCTGTTCCTACAGGCATTGTGGGCGCAGCTTGATCTGCCCAATCCTACCCGTGCACAATATGCAATCGCTGATTACTTACAACACGGTCCCAAACGTTTACAAATCCAAGCATTCCGAGGCGTTGGCAAGTCCTGGATTACTGGTGCCTTTGTTCTTTGGACTTTGTTTAACGATGCTGAAAAGAAAATCATGATCATCTCTGCATCAAAAGAACGTGCAGATAACATGTCGATCTTTTTGCAGAAACTAATTATCGAGACACCTTGGTTGTCTCATATGCGCCCTAAGTCTGACGATTCACGTTGGTCTAGGGTATCGTTTGATATTAATTGTAGTCCTCACCAAGCACCCTCTGTTAAGTCTGTCGGTAT